ATGAAGTTACAAGTAAAATAGCCAGCGCAAGAAATGCGATAGTTGGAATTATAGATAATGAAACTATGCAAGCTTTAAATTTGGTTAGCTCTGGAGCTGGTGCTGCAACCGGCGGTAATCAAATTATCCATGCGCCAGTCACAGTATCCCCAACAACAAATAACAGTGTACAAGGCGGATCTTCAAGTACTGTAATAAATTCTATCGGAAAAGGTAATACGTCTGATTTGGATCAATTTGCACGCCCGGGCGGTGTGCATTAAAAAAGGGAAGCAATAAGCTCCCCTTTTCAATTTTATTCCATAAGAAGTTCTGGACCTTTTGAAATAGGTATTTTCTTAGGCTTCTTTTCCTCAGGTATTACATTGTGTAGCTGCACCGTTAACATTCCTTGATTTAAGGAAACTCCAGTTACTTGCACTGTATCGGCAAGAGTAAACTTACGAACAAAGTTTCTTGCGGCAATGCCTTTATGCAAATAATTTGTTGAAGCATCTGATTCTTTAACATCTGCTTGGATGGTTAGGATACCATCGTGTAGCTCAATGTCAAAATCATCTTCGTCAAAACCTGCGACGGCTACCTCAATAAGAAAGGTATCATCACTAGTTTTAATTAAATTGTAAGGTGGATAATTTGATATATTGGTCTGCGTATGATTTAGTTTATCAAGTATTGAGTCAAAACCAATAAAAAATGGATCGTTCAAAAGATCCGCGTTGAACCTACGAGTGTTCATATCGTTCTCCTTATATTAAGCGAGTATGTAAATTTGCCGTCAGTGACCGGCGATTAAAAAGTGGAGACCCAGATGGCGCCTCCACTTATATTTATATATAATACTTTTATTGTAAATGTCAATAGCTAAATAAAAATTATTTTAGAAAATTAATCTTTTTTAGAAACAAAAGAATACATTTCTTTGGCTTTTTCCATTAATTCTTCCATTGAATACATCCGGTAAGACTCTTGAATATCTTCAAAGCTCTTCTTACCTTTTTCCATCATTGCTTCAGCAAACTGAACATTAATTTGCTGCTGTTGATCCATGTACTCTTTTGCAAGCTGTAACATTTCTGCGCGGATTTCAAAAGGATTCTTATTCATTGTTTGTCACCCTTTGCCAAGTTTTCGCCAGCAGCATTCTGAAAAGCAAAAAAAGTTTTCATTGCTTCTTTAGTAAATTCAGTTTGCAATTTGATAAAATCGTTAAGAGGTTTGGAAGTATTTTCGTCCTTGAACCATGTTTTTACAAATTCAGATTTTGAATTCTGAATTGTATCAATAAACATGTTTGTCATAAATTCGTTATTCATTTTAGTTCTCCTGTGTGTTGTGTTTAAATTGAGCTTTTATATTAATAATATATCTGATTCTATATAAAATGTCAATATAATTTACGTGGATTTTTTAAAATATTTACGCATCCTCTGCCACGTCATCGGATGGTAATTTTGTAATTTCTGAAATCGAATATGTTAGCATTTTCTCAAGCTGACCAAGAGCAATGTTTCCACCAGTTTCAATAACAGAAACACCGTCTGTAATATTTGTAATCATTACATGTAATTCTTCATTTAATCCAAATCTAATTAATTCAACACCATTTGAAAGTACCAAACCTTTTTCATTTGATACGTCAGGATCTGAATATAATTTTAATACGCAATCCGACGGAACATCAAATGTCAAACCAGTTGGTATTAAAATTCTTTGTTGTGGATATACTTGAACACATGTTTTTCCACCGTATATTTTTGTTGGTGTATAGGTTTTTTTGTTTAGAGGATTAATTAAACGTACTTTACTGTTTGGTTCAAAACATGCTTTTAAATTAAAAATTGCATTTTCCGGCCGGTCAAAAACTGGCTTTATTGCATTTTTATTTGCTCGAAAAACTTTCATTATATAATACTCCAGATTATTTCTTTTTACCGATATTGTATTTAGGTTCCAATTCCCAAGAACCTTTTTCTTTGTGCGATAATATTTTGATTTGACTTAAGGGTGCAATCGGGGTTTCCGATTTCGCAGGATCTACAATTTCAAGAAGACCCCATTCTTCTAACAAATTAACAATAGTATTTCTTCTAGCACGGTCTTCTTCCGCGAACGAATTTTCTTTACCGTCCAAAATAAAAAGTTCTTTAAAATGTACGATTGCGTAAAATCCTTGCTTGTGTAATATATGACAAGACTGATACAGTTTTTTTTCTTTTTTTGACGCTATCCCGATACGAGTCAAAGTTTCTTTTATTTTAAGAAAATTATCAGGATTTGGCAGTTTTAATTTTACTCCAACCCCTCTAAACAAATCTCTTTCCATAATGAGTTCACCTTTATTTTTTTATTATTGTGATAATGCTCTCATTTAGACCATCTGAATATTTATAATTATCCGCCTTTCTCTAATTTTGTATGGATTGTTTTCAAATTTTCTTTAGTTAAAGTTTTAAGATACATTTTTGCGACTGTTCTATTTACTAAATATGTTTGCTGTATTACATCCAAGTCTTTATTCTTTTCAGCTTTATGCCATTTAGAAAATCGATTGCGTGGGCGTAGCATTCCTAAATAGTATCTATATTGAGCATCTTCAAATAAATGATGGCGCATATTCAATTCGTTTGCATGAAGAATAGTATCTTCAAAATATGAAAATCCGCGATTAATAATAAATGCATTATATTGTTTTTCAGTTTGTTGCGGGTAGTCAGAATCTAAAATTAAATCCTTTTTACTGTGTGAAACTGATTTAATAAAATCAAATGGAGTCAAATCCTTGGCCATACGCCCTATCCTTTAAATCTGCGAGTTCATCAAAAGTTTTTGAACATTCACCGCACATAGTCGCGGTATGTACACCATCAGCCGATGAATATTGAAGAGTGAAAGAATTATCGGCTGATAAGTTTACCTTACAGAAAAAACATTCTTTTACCTTTTTCTTTAGAAATTTCACTTGTAACTCGATTCAAACATTACTTCAGTTAAAAACGCAATCATATTAATTTCTGTGTCCGCAACAAAATGAGCTTTATACATATAATCAGCAAGTGTTACAATAAATCCTGGTAAACTTTTAAGTTCAACTTTATTCGTTGCGGTATCATATATGTGGCGAAACATTTCGTTAGTATCTTGGTCACTATTGTCCGCGCACCACTTACGCATTCCAGTAAAATTTTTTTCTTTTAACATAATGAACAGCTGTTCAATAGATTCTTCCTTTAGGTTTGTAAAAATACCTTCATCAATACGACCAGACGCAGCATATGTTTGAAGCTCAGTAAGCACGCGTCGGAAATCCGGAAAATGCTTTTCAATTACCTTTGCAACAACTGTTTTATCGTGATTAATGTTTTCTTGTTCTAAAATAGAAAGAACACGTTTATAGAATTGCGCTGCCATTTTTGGCCTGTCGCTTTTTTCGATAGAAAAGTCTATTTCAGATAAACGAGAACGGAGTGGTTCAATAATACGATTTTTAAAATTACACGTAAAAATAAATCCGCAATTCTTAGAATATTCTTCAATAAAATTGCGAAGAGCTGGCTGGACAGTTGTGGCGTTTAGATAATCAGCCTCGTCAAGAATAACAAATTTACGTCCACCTGTAAAAGATACAGATGAAGCAAATGTAGAAATTTCATATCGAAGAGTATCGATACTTACGTTTAATGATCCGTTCTTTACGATATAGTCACAACCTAGTTCGTTCAGCATTGCTTTTGCAACAGTTGTTTTACCCATACCTGGTCCGCCAGTGAGTAATAGGTTTGGCATATTATCGTCAGCAACAAACTTTTTAAAAATGTCTTTTGTTTTTTGTGGAAGAATTGTTTCTTCAATTGTATTTGGGCGATACCCTTCGACCCAAAGTACTTCATCAGCTTTTTTGTTCAGTGTCATTCATAACCTCAAGAAATTTCATAATGTAAAACCAAGGCCGTTCAATTAAGAACTACCTTGATTTATATAATATACCGCTTTCACCAGTTTGTATATAGTTTATTTTGTTTTTGGATTGTCTGAAACATTATTGGTTTCTTGCTTTGCATAAGAATCTAACTTATCTCGGATTGCTCCAACAGCTGACAATTCACTACCTTCGATAGCTCCTCTTTTTACACAAATGTCAATAATAGCAATAACGTTATTAATATCCTGTGGTGTAATTTCAATCTTATCTGCCATTATTCACCTTTTTCAT